CTTGCACAAAAGGAATTTGCAAAAGCTGAAACAAGGGCATTAAAACCAGGAGGGGAACTCTATGGTTATGACACTATGGATACCTTTAAACCAATTGATATTCCAGAGGCGGATCGTCAAAATCCAATTGACCAAGCTACAGCCCTTGGTGGTAATTTAACAATAGATGCACAAACATTTGCAGACAAAAAAATCGAGGATACCATGGCTCAAATAAGGAATGAAGAGATAACTGATATGTCACTAAGTGATACTCTTAATTTAGATATTCCAAGTAAATCATTTTTAAGTGATGAAGACATGGAAAGATTGAACACCGGATTTGATTCGAACTCTCTTCCATTGACTGGGTTAGATCCATCTGGTTTTGACATGAAAGGATCATTCCCTCAACCTGATATCGCTCCGTCTCTATACGGATCATATCCAACCGTAGATCGACCGTATTTAATGAAATAAGTATAAACAGAAAGTATCTACAATAGTTGTAGGTTTACGCTGTAGAAATAGTGGCTCTTGAAAGAATTCAAGCTAACAATAATGCATTTGATAGTAATGCTGCCAATGTGTCAGCTAGCACTGACCCACGTCAGATGCGGCATGACACAAATGAGATGTTAATCCGTGGAGCAGCAGCTGCTTCTGCAATGGATGAGCTGGGATTAACAGTAGAAGAAACGATGACAGCGCTTAATCGAAAGAATAGGCGGAAGAATGAGCGTAAAACAAGGAATGAGGAAGAGAAAAGACGGTTAGCACAGTGGAACCAAAGCCAAAAATCAGTATTTGACCAAGAATTTAAGCAAGAATTAGATGATGCCAGGGTAATTTCTAATGATGAGGCTGCTGTATTAGGGGATAAGGGTGAAATCGCCCAAGATATGCTGCAGAACTTCGGTGGTGTAGACCCAATTACAGGTAGAACAAAGAGTGCAGAGATTGCTCAAGCTGAAAGAGCAGGTGCTCGTGGTAAATCCTACGCAGATCCAAACGAATTCACAGTATTTAGAAAGCGACGTGACGGATCTTCTGTGCCAGAAACGATCTATGTACCAGAAGGGCAGAAAACTCCTAAGTCAGCCGCAGATGAAGCCATATTAAAGTCATATGGTTTACGAAAGTTTAAAACCGGGCAAGAAGAAGTACTTGATAAGCGAGGTGAGCAGGTATATGCAAAAGATGGGACACCGATGTTCCGTAATACGTATGATGCTGCACCAATCCTTAGTGAAACAGGACGACAACAAACAAGTGTTGCTCAGAATTCACTCAATAGGATTTATGAGAAGTTAAATACTGGTGAATTGACACTTGAGACATTAATTCCAGGATCAAACGTAAGTGTTGCTAATTTAATTAGCAAACTTGAGGATGAGCTTGATCCAGGATCAACCATTCGCAATATGAAATCAGAAGCTGAGATATTAGCAAGAAGTGATCGTGCATTGCCTAGAAAAGGAGATGTAGTTATTGCAAATGAACGTGGTGCTCGTGATGCTCGTAGAAGAAGTGAACTAGTACGCCGTGTATTCCCGGATAATGTGAGTGCTATCCCACGTCAAGGTGAAACAGGTGTTGAAAGTCCTAGACAGTTCATGGCGAGGCCACAAGCAGTTCAGTTGAATGAAGATGCTGCATTAATTGCACAAGCATTAGGTGACGATGTCAGTTCATATGTCGATATGGCCTCAGGTCAACCCATACCTGGTGTAGATCGTACACGGGATACTGGTGTTAACACACCAGATACAGCACAGCAACTAAATGCACCACAAATCGGTACTGGTGGTCAATTTGTTGCAGATCGAGTATTTGAAACGGACAATACAGGTCAATACAGACAAGTAGATCTCATAGGAACAACAGGATCGTTCCAGAAACAACTGGCAAAGCTATCACCACAGTTGGCCGGAACTCCTGTACGAAATGTTCAGCAATTTAATGCCGCTGTTCAATCTGCAATTGGTGCAATAAGACAGAAAGGGGGTAAGGCACAGAACTTCTATCTAAAAGATCCCAACACAGGTAGAAACGTATTTATTGCAGAACCTGGCGCAGAAGAAGTGCTTCAGAAGATGAGGTATTCAGAACCAGAGAAGGAGGTACTTGCAAATGCCTTGTATCAACTGCAGATGGCACAACAATCAGGAATTGGAGTTGGTCCACAGCAAGCTGGATCTGTTGGAGCAAATAAATCGTTATTCTTTGTTGGAGACGGTCCTCGGACTACACCCGTATCTCAAGGAGTTCAACTTAATTATGGCGAAATGCCTGAGGAGTCCGCAACACAGTTTGGGAAGGTAGGTAGTAGTACAAGGCAAGCACAATTTCGCGCACTAGCAGATCCAGACGCACAGCAACCATTTATCGGCCTAGAACGTGGAGTTAAGGATACCCCTGCACGTCAGGTAATGAGAGGTCGCACTCCTGAGCAATTAGAAGCAGTGATGCGAGAGCAAGCAGCTGATAATAACAAACCAATTGATATGGTCAAGCTTGAACGATACAAAAGAGAAAACGCTGAACTAAGAGCTGATCAAGGACGTACAGATGAGGATCAGTCAATCAGACGTGTGATGGCTCAAGCTGATGCTCCAATGTCACCAACACAGCAACGTGCTTATGACGCTAGCCAATACCCAGCAGATACCACTGGTGGATCAATGCCTGAAGCTGAGAGGCGTCTATTGTTCTCTTTAGATGGTCCAGAGCAAGGGCCTAGTTATAGAGGCTCTACAGAAGATCGACGACGTCAAAATGTTATTGAGGCAATCAATACACAAAACAAACGTCGTAGAATTGGAGGGTATTCTGCATTAGGTCTTGGAGCTAGTGCTCTTATAGGCAATGAAATTAACAAGCGTAACCAAGAGGAGATTTACGTCTAATGAAGCATAAACATTCCAACAGTAATATTGCAGATTCTCTAGTACGTCAGGGAAGAAATGAGCAGAGGACCGGGTCAGTAACTCCAACTAAATTTGGAAAGCTAAATAGCGCTGACAAAGTTTCTCAAGTAAAGAGGCTAGATAAAACGACAAGAATGGCAGGTGATTTATATGATACATATCCAGCAATGACTGAATATATTAAAAATCCCAATGGTATTGATACTTGGCTAGCCCTGTTTGAAAAGTCAAATGAGGGTAGAACATTTAATCAAGCTAAACTAGCATAAGGACAGGAGTAAGTAAGAGATTATGATCAAGCCAGCAGGTCAGGCATTACGATGGCTCTTTAGTCGTCCAAATATGATTAAAGGGAAACCTGATGAATTAATGAAAGCTGGTGAGATTGCATTTAGGTTAATGCCTGATACGATTGCTGCTGGAATAAATGTAGCAACAACTCAAGGTGATGTAGTTGATAAAGGACTTGCTGGTGCAGCTGATATTGTTTTAGGTGCTGGATCTGGATTACTTGCAGGTCGAATGGGTGGTAGGAATAGAGTTGTATCAGATATGTTGGATTTAAGTGCAAGTATGGGTGGAGGAATGGCAGCATATCCAGTTGGTGATGCACTTATTCGAATGAAAGATAAAGCAACAGGTGGTTTGGGGCAAACAGGTTATGAGAAGATGAGTTATCAACAACAGAAAGCATTAGAACAACAGATTACTGAGCAAGTAATGAATGCATATGGATACCTGCCTGGTACAAGGGAAATGTATCTTAACCCTCAAATGGATGATAGAGGAATGGCATAATGGTAACTGAGAACAGGCGGAATCAAATTGGAAAAATACTTGCAGGAATTAATCCGTTTGATCAACAAGTGCGAGAAGATTTTGTCAAAGGATTAAAGGATGACTATTCAATTGGTAGAGAAGATTCTACCAAGATGTATTACAGACAAAGAGACCTAGAAGGATCAACACCAGAATCCACCAGAGCAGCAAATATGCTAAATACTCATACTGGATTGATCAGGGCAAAAGAAGCAGCTGGAATGATGTCTGGTCCTGCTCTACAAGCGTTAAATGAAAGTGACATGGCCTTACGTGGGTCACAGGCACACAAAGCAGGACAAATGGTAGGAACAGGTCTAAATGATCTTACACAGGATAGAAGCCGAAGTATTTACTGGTTATTAAATGCGTTACAGGCAACGGGTGAAGTGATTAATGAAGCAACCCTTGCCAAGTTCGCCCCAAGCTTATATCAACGAAGCACTGTCAATCATCCCACACTTCAGAGGAGAAATGATGCTGGTGTCAAAGAACCAATGCCTATGTCATTTAAGAATGCTGCTCATCGAGAGTTAATGCTTCGAAAAGGAATGGCTAAGCAGGTTGATGACAAAGTAGTTCCTGCTCGTGGCTACAGTTCAAATAATCAAAACGAATTACAAAGACAAAACTATTCACCAGGGATGGTTCAATCCTTAGCTATACCAACTGGAATTGCAATCAACTCAGGATTGGGATTATTGACACCCTTTGGAGGAGCGGAAGGATATAAAGCTGCTTTACCATCAGAAGATGATCCAACCAAAACCTCAAACGTAATCGGTGAAGTTGGAATGAAGTACATACTGGGAAGAACAGGACAACTCTTACCTTATAACGAGTTTGTCAAAGTCAGACCAGATGTAAGCCGAGATGAGTATGAAAGGTATCAGGCATTTAAATATGACAAACGTGAAGACTATAACCCTGCCGATGGTGACATAACGATTGGCGGTGGAGCACTTAAAGCAACTGATGAAGGCATTCATGGACCAGAAATACAGTTCCTAGGTAGAAGTCTTCCAGTAACAACTGGTATTGTTCCATATGCATCAGCATTAGCTGGAGGTGTTATTGGAGCAAGACGTGGAGTAAGAAACAACAAGGCTGCTGGATATGGTTTAATAGGAGGTATGGCAGGTTTAGCTACAGGTCAAGTAACAGGTCATGTGATTGAAGCTGAACGGCGACGTCGCAACATTAACGAAAATCTTCAGCAGGGGACGCTATGACTTTTAATCCGTCAGATTATATAAGAGACAGAGGCTTTGGTGATATTTCAGCAGCTGCTGTGGATCCAAGAGTAGAAAATGCAATTTTATATGGCAATGCGAATTTATTAAAAGCAGCTGATATGGCAGATTTCTTAAGGGACTCGGCTAAATTAACTGGTTCGGCAATGAGAGAGTCTGCACAGCGAATGGCAGGTGCAAATATGTTTGATGGAGCGTCGGAAGGTCTAAGTCGTTTAGCAATGGGTGCTTCTTCTTCCTTTGGAGGAAAAACTGAATTTAGTCAACCAGTCCCTGGGAACCCTGGTGCAAGAGAAACTATTGGAGGATATGGAGGCAATGAATACTTTACTCCAAGCGAAGTACCTGGATTCACTACGCCAGACTTTAGCCTAAACACGCCAAGAGATGTTGTTAAATATCCGTATAAATAGTAAATTACAATAATTGATACACTAAATAAAGACTGACAACAATACATATGGCTAGAAGTTTCTCAAGTTATGGATCAGGGTTTAGTCCCAAAAGTGGTCTTGTTGGGCGATTTACGATGCCCCAATTTAGTGGTTCAGGATCAAGAGCCGGTAATGCTGCTGGTATTGTTAATCTTGGATCAACTTATGGTGCACTAAGAAGAAGTAAAACTAAGTACTCAAGTATTAGTGCAAATGCAATTGCTTCACGTGCCTCACAACGAGCAACTGCTATATCAGCTAGAGCAAGTGTTGATGCATCAAAGGCAGTTAATAAGGGTAGATTAAAGGCAGCAAAGATTCAAGCAAGCGCACAAAAATCTGCAGCAAAATCTAAAGCACGGGGATCTATGTGGGGATCTGCGTTTAAAGCTATTGGTACAATCGGCGGATTAGCTTTAATGGCATCAGACGAATCAATTAAAGATAATATTCAAACCATTGATGATGCACTCACAAAGCTACGTGCATTAAAACCAGTTACCTTTAACTACAAGGAAGAGTGGTCAACTAATCCAGAGATATTACACCACGGATTCATTGCTCAGGACTATATGAAAGTAATGCCTGATGCAACCTATTATGATGAGAGTAGTGGAAAATACTGTATTGACACTAGTGAATTAATCGGACTACTTGTGCGTGCGATTCAACAGCTTGAGGTTAAGGTCACAAGCCTCGAAGTAAAACATGCATTAGCAGGAGTTAAGTGATGATTTACGGGACTAGCGGTAATGCTTTATTTGGAAAGGAAGATGAGCTTCGAAGAATCTTAGAACTTGCCAAAAGAGAACAATTAAATCCAGACATTTCATTTAGAGCTAACCCAGCAAACTATCGAAATGATCCTCGGGGAAGTGTTCTGGGAGATGCAGCACTCACGGCAGCAGAATTAGGTGGAACAGCACACGGTAAGTATTTAAATTCTGTAGACAATATGTACCGGAGCCTGGGTTCGGCATATCCTGAAATGGCTACTAAAGCTAGTAATGCACAGAAAGCAATTGCTGGGTTAAAAGTAGGTGGCCGGACAGGCGCTCGATTAGCTGGCATGGCATCAAAAGCATTACCAATTATGGGAACAGTAGCCGGCGTAACAGGAGCTGCTGATATTCTTATGGGTAAAGATAGTGCAGCAAATAAGGTTATGGACACAGCAGCAATGATAGGAGGAGCTACCTTATGTTCTCCAGGCGGCCCATTAGCAATGACTGCATGTGCGGGCATAGCTAAATCACTAAGTGATGGGACTCAGTGGTTATTTGGTGATAAGAAGTCTCCAGAAGAACGTAGAATGGAAGAAGCATTAATTGCATTACGTGGAGGTCAAATCTGATGGCAATATTTGGATGGGTTCCTGGGATGGGTGTTGAAGATGCTGCTAACAGGGAAATCTTAGCAGGGCAATTAAAGGATGATGGTACAGGAATTAAGGAAGGTAAATATAATTGGCAGGATAAATTTGGTGGATTGCTAGGAGGCTACGATCGAGAAGCAGTTGAGGCTACTGCTCAACGATTAAGAGATGAAGCTTTAAGTAAAAAATTGAATAGAGAGTATGCAATTACTGGTACAAACTTAAAAGGACTAGGGCTAAATCCTGAGTACATAGGTAATGTTACTGGTATTGAAGAGCAGAAATTAAGTAATCAAATTAATTCAGATATCGAGCGATTAACTGCCGCAGAAGGATACTATAATACGAAAAATGCAAAGGGGGGATCATTAGATCCGGATGCGTCAGCAAGCCAAATAACATCAGCAGCATCCACTTTAAGAGATGCAAATGTAATAGCAAAGGAAAAAAAGATTCAACGAGAGGTTGAACGACAAGAAGGTAGATCGGATGATTTACTTACAATGCAGATGTTACAAAATCAAGCTGAAAATGATAGAGCTTATAACTTTCAAATGAACCAAATGAATTATAATAATCGAGCTTTAGATCTTAAAGAGGCACGTTTAGATCGTAGAGATCGTCAAGCTGCTATTGCTCAGTTAATGGCCGGATTAAGTCAACTAGGAACTTCAATTGCTGCTTAAACTTGCCAGGAATAATGAAAGAAGTTGCCTTTAGGGTCAAACATAGGATCCATCATTCCATCCTTATTACCCTTATTTGAACGATGTTCTAATTGAGTTTGACCCTTAAAGTCGGTACGTCCATCTAAAATAGTTAAGGCATTCATAATTTCCTTTTGACCGGTTGGGGATTGAAGATCAGATGATATATTTTGATCATAATTAGAAAGTCCTTTATAGACACCTTCATACTGCCCTGGTTGGTTAATAACCTCGGAAACTGTATTGGGGAAATCAGGAGAATTAACTCGATTAATAATTGATGCAGCAACAGCATATCTATCAAGTCCAGGTCCAGCTTCAGATGAAATTGCGTAAGATAATTCATCAAAATCTTTAGGTGTAAATTTAGATAATTCCACGGGTTGGATAGTTGCAGTTGAATCCAATGAAGTATTTCCTGGTAAGTCTTCTGCACCTGGAGGTGTGCCTTGTCTACCAGATTTAATCCAGTCTATACGAGCTTCATTTTTAGCTTTAGATTCACTATATTGACGCTGGATATCAGACAACTGCTCAGTACGTAAATTACGTAATTCAAGTCTCTCAACTCTATCTGCATCATTCATTTTCTTCGTCATATATGCAGAGGACATAAGACCTAATCCCCCAACAACCCCCGCCATTCGTTTAGAAGGCCTAAGAATATCGCTTACTTGTTCTTTTGTCTTTGCTTGCCTCTTATTAAGAGCTAAAGACGTGTCAACAGCATCCTTCGTCTTTTCCCCTAGTGCCTTTGCATTAGTAACTGCATTACGTTTTTTTGCTCTTGCTTGAATTGCTGCATTAGATACAGCAGTTGTATTAAAAGAATAATCACGAGATGCTTTGAAAACAGCATTCATATTATTAACAACTGCACGGGCAGATGTTGAATAGTCTCCAATAGGAAATACCATTGATATGATTACTTATATATTCTCTATTGTATAGTTCGATAGAATAGTTTTGATAGGGACAAGAATTTAAAAATGGCTGCAGATCCTGGGAATTACGAATTCATGCAGATGATGAATGGTTTTATGGCGTTGGATCCTACAGAAACGGATAGTGAAGGTAGATCATACAAGTTAGGCACTGCTGCAGATATGGTAAGTGCTGCTTTTGATGCCGATCTTGCAAAATCGATGGGCGCGGAACAGGCTGTAATATCTAAAGATTTGATGCAAGAGCAGGCAACATTAGAGCGTGAATCCGGGAATATCTCAAGGCAAGATGAGTTTGACAAAAGCCTATCAATGCTGGGTGCACAGCAAGAACTACAAAATACCTCTGCTAACCAACAACATACACGTGACTTAGGAATGTTGAGTGCAACAGGTCAACAGGATCGAATGAATATAGCTAAACAGGGGAATCAGAATAGACTTCAAAGTATTACCGATGGTGAACAGTCAAGATTAAATATCGGAGCCCAAGGTCAACAAACTAGATTAAATATTGGCGCCGAAGGTCAACAAACTAGAATGAATATTGGCGCCCAAGGCCTACAAGACCGATTATTAGTAAATGCTCAAGGTACTCAAGAAAGGGCTAATATCAAGACTCAACAATCAGCACAAGGAGCTAGAGAAAGGGCTAACATTGGAGCCGAAGGCTTACAAAACCGATTATTAGTAAATGCTCAAGGTACTCAAGATAGAGCTAGTATCAATACTCAACAATCAGCACAAGGAGCTAGAGAAAGGGGTAACATTGGAGCCGAAGGCTTACAAAACCGATTATTAGTAAATGCTCAAGGTACTCAAGATAGAGCTAATATTAGAGCTCAGGGTGATCAGGATGTAAGAAAGATTGGAGATCAAGGTACACAAGATCGCTTAAGTATGACTCAGCAAGCGACAGAAGATTTACGCAGGATCAAATCACAAGGTGAAGTTGACAGTGGATTAATTGATGATCAAGGTAATGTTGATGTCACCAAAATTGAATCGCAGGGTAGTGTTGATGTAACTAAAATTCAAGAACAAGAGACTCAACAAGCTGTACGTGAAAAAGCAAATATTGATGCTCAAGGTTATCAAGAAAGACAAAATATTGCACAACAAGAAAAATATCAAGCGGCACGTGAGCTCGCTAACATTGCACAACAAGGCACAAATACCACGGATGCTATTGAAGAACAAGAAACGTTACAAGCAGATCGAGAGAAACAAAATATTGAATCACAAGGTTCTGTAGATGTTGCAAATATCCAAGCTCAAGGTACTGCAGATACCGGACGCATAACAACACAAGGAAGTGAGGATCGCTCTACAATTGGTACACAAGGGACAGAAACAAGAAAAACATTATCTGATCAAGCATCAGAAGATAGAACAACTATTGGTGCACAAGGAGATGATACTCGCAAGACAATGGATAAAGAGTTTGAAATTTTATCTGCCAAAAAGAAAGCGGATGCACATTCAGCTGCAGCGTTGCGACAAGCCTTCTAATGAACACTCACATTAAAACAGGAAAAGTTTATCTAACTGTTGTTGATCAATGGCTAGATAAACTGCCAGCATCAGAAGCAGAAGACTTCAGAGAATTTGCTGAGGTAACTCCTTCTGTAATTGAAATTTGGGTATATGCCGGAATCATCGGCTATACAGGATCATTCAACGATCTAAGTCGTTGGATCAAGATGAAATTCAAAAAACTAAATCGCCGTGAAATCCTTAATAGTGAAATTGCTGCTCTACACTCCGATATACAAGAACTGCGAATGGCAGTTACCTCCGGTGAAATCAAGGGTTCAGATGGTGCTGCTCGGTTGGCAGCGCTTGAAAAGGAGCTTAGGTCTCATATTGAAACCTCAGAAAGAATGAACCGCACAACAGATAAACGAGGTTTGATCATGGCAGGTGCTGATCGTGTAATGCGTGAGATGACAGCAATCTTTAAAGATGATCCACAGTTCGCTGAACCAATTGATAATGCAATGAATGCTGTTTGGGCCAAAATTTATAGTGAGTTAACGTCAAGCTAATGGCATACGGATATCCAGTAACAGGGCCAATGATGATTCCCTACGAGGAATATCACAGTCCAAATGCTCCACCGATACCGGCATTAAATGAGTTACCTGGAATAGATGATTCAAGTGTATCTGGGTTAAGGTTACAAGGAACTTTAGCTAAATCACTTCCAGGTATTAAACAAGCGGGCACTATGACAAACTCTAAAGCTCAGGAAGTAGAGCAGTATGCTAGAGAAATGGGTGCCGCATTTGATATAACAAAAGCCTATCAAGCTAGAAGTAAAGCAATAGCACGAGCAAAGGATCGTATGTTAGATAAAGCTGCTAAGTATCATGGTGCAGTGTAGACTGTATTTAAAGAGATTAATGTATGGCAGTATCAAGTATTGCACTAGCTTATAGACGATCTGCATTAATGACAGCAACGAAAGTTACTGTCAAACCTCCAAGTGAAGAAGTTCTAAAAGCGAGAGACAATTTCCAAGACTTCTGTAAAGCAATGGGGAAACCCCCTGCAAAGCATATGCTGGAGTGGCATACAGAGCTTTGTACAGGGGAAGATTCTGAATGTCTGTTAGGGGTTGCTGGACCAAATACATCGATATTGGCTCCACGTGGTTCTGCTAAAAGTACAGTCCTTGGTTTATTTGCAGCCTGGATGATTGGACGACATGCAGCTGCCAAGCAGATGTTACGTATACTATATATTGCTTATATGGTAGATATTAGTCGAGCCAAGTCAGCAACAATCAAAGGAATATTAACAAGCAAAATATATCGAGAGATTTTTCCAATGGTAAGACTCTCAAAAATTAAACGTTCAGATGAATATTGGTCAATTGATTATGAATTTGCAGGAATTGATACAGCAGGTGAAGAAGCTTTCACAGTTGCGTGTGGTGGTCTCAAAGGTGCAATCACCTCTAAACGATCACAGTTGGTGCTTATTGATGACCCTATCAAATCTGCCGCTTCAATTAACAACCCAGACATTCGCCGTGAGATGGAGCAAACGTGGTCTAACGTTATCGCACCAACGATGTTCCAAGGTGCACGGGCTATCTGTTTGGGAACCCGCTTTCACTTCAACGATATACACGCCACATTATTTCTGCCCAAAAATAATTGGAAGCAGATAGTTCAAAAAGCTGTTATCACCGATGCTGAAGGGAGGCAACGTTCTTATTGGCCAGAGTTTTGGTCAATGAAATACTTAAATGAGCGTAAACTAGAGGATCGAGTTGCCTTCGCTTATCAATACTTAAATACTGCAGTCAAGTCAACTGATGTTGGAATCTCACCAGAGTTAATCATTAAAGGTGAAATACCTGAAGATTACGATTGCCTAGGTGTAGGAATAGATTTGAGTGCGGGATTACGTGAGAAAAACGATTGGACCGTAATGACACTCGGCGGAATTAAAGAAGGGAAGATCTATTTGATTGATCAGAAAAGAGCACGCACATTAGGTAATCTTGAAAAGATGGATGCATTGTGTGAGATGTTAGCCGATTGGAATATCCTGCTTGAAAATGATGAAGGTCAATATTTCCCAACAATGTCACCATGCATCATTTGGCCTGAAGCGGTTGCATATCAGAACTCGTTTGAGGGAGACTTCAAAAGAGTAATGCATCAGAACCGAGCGTTATACAACCTAACTGTTTCACCAGTAAAGGGATTTAAAGGAGATAAGTTAGCAAGACTACGGGGTGTACTTGGTTTGTATGAACACAAAAAGGTTATATGGAATAAATGGCGTAAATGGAATGTACTAGAAGATGAGCTTTTAAATTTTGGTCATTCAACACATGATGATGCTGTAGACAGCATGGTATTAACAATGGGTGGATTATTAAAAAGAGGTCGCTTGCAAATTGACTACAATAGTGACAGCTTTGATTTATAAATAACCTGATGTTTCTGTCACAAGAAGAGCGGTTAGCTCGGCGCAAACGTAATCGCATGGCTGGCGCTGCCTTAAATGAAGGTACAAAAGAATCTGCTGATGCTTTAGAAGCGTTAAGTCAATCTGAAAGAAATAAAGAAACTCGTGAACGTATTGGAAATAATCCTGAACGTTTAGCAGAACGAATTGGTGTTGTTGATCGGGATAAGTATGATTTATCAGGCTTTAGTGATAAAGAAATCAACATGGCCCTACAAGGTGGCACGTTCGATAAGAACGATTATGCGCGTCTGACAGGTAAGCCAATTGGTGGTGGAGATGACGACAATTCAATTCCTACACCAACTCCAGAGCCTGAAATGGATGCTCCAAAAATTGCACCTCCAAGTAATGGTGGTGGAGATGGTCCCACACAAACAATTAATCCTCCTGGCCTGATGCCTGGCATTCCTACTGGTGGCGGTATGGGTATCAACTTCAATCAGATCCAAGACAATGATCAGACCATTACTAATAATGGGGATAATAATGTTAACAATCAGATCGCAGATAATAGAAATACAATTAATCAAAGCGGGGCTGCTGGCTTCTCTAAAGATTGGATGAACAAGTACTTTAACTTCGTAGGCTAGAGAAATGAGTAAAGTATCTGAAGCAATCAAAGCAAAGCGTAAGCAGCACCGTCAGGATCATTTCACCGATGCCGACCGTGAAGTAATTCGAAACAATAGGGGTGACCAACAAGGTCGCAAAGCTGCACGTAAAGACAATTTTAGTGCTCAAGGTAATAAAGGTGCCTCTGACTTTAATTTTGATCAACATGGCAAAGGTCACATAAGCCAGCAAGAGATCACACACTTGCGTGAATCTGGTCAGTCAAAAGATCAGATTATGGCTGCCGTTAATGCACATGGTGGAGAGCTTAGTGAGCGTGTACAGAAAAGGTTTGACCGCTGGGATGCACGCGCCGCTGCTAAAGAAAAAGCACAGGCCGTAAAAGATAATCCAGTAGCTCCAACTCCAACTCCAGCTCCAGTGACTAATAATAATGGCAGCAATAACGATGTAGATGGAACTGGTAATGCTGTTGGTGTTGGAAACACTGCTACCACTGGTAATACTGGAGATGTCACAGATTCACCAGGAGCTGCTGTTGGTATTGGAAATGCGACCAATAAGCAGCAGGTAGATAATACGATAGACTTCAATCAGGTCCAAGACAGTGATCAGGAGATTGTAAACAACGGAAATAACAACTATAACGATCAACGTATCGATAACTCAAATCGTATTTATGGTGCCAGTACTAACGTATTCAACTATCAAGGAGGCAGCGGTGAGAATTCACTCTATGATTCTCCAGTATCAGCTGCAACGATGGGTGGATTTTATGATGTCGATGATAGTCCTGCAGCTCAAGCCAAATTTATGGGCTTACACACTGATTTAAATGCAGACGCTCAAAAACGTTTTGCTGGTGATGCAATGTCAATTGTCAATAAATACAAAACAATGGGTCAAGGCACGCGAAAGGATTATGAAGCAGAGAATCAAAAAAGACTTCAGGCGTCTAAGGATGCAGCAGCAATTGCAAATAATAATATTTTTGGAGATCAAGCACTTTGGAGGGGTAACCTTGGAGAATATAAATTTGGTGCAAGTCCAAAACCAATTGATGACCCATTTGAAAAAGACAAAGATGACGATGATGATTGATTCTTAGCCTAAGAAAATAATTGACATACTAAACTATAAGGAGGAACGCTAAAGCATAATGGACAATAGCAGTATTCAAGGGCAATTTTCACAGATACTTACAGCTGCTAAACAACGTCGTGGAGATTTATCAGTAGACTCAATGATTGTCTCGTCTCATCTTGCACAGATGAGGACATTCATGTTGCGCCGTGGAGTTGAATTTTACGCAAAGCAAGATTCATTCGGTACTCGTAAAGAATTCATCAGTAAGGTTGTAGAAGACAACATGCTGGAAATGAAACTAGAAAGTATTGTTGATTACTTCTTATGTGATGGACAAGGGTTATTTTATTTCAGACCAACAGGAGATAACTACCAATTACTATTTTTCCCCAAAGATAGTTACCGTGCATATCGAGGGCAGAGTGGTGAACTAGAATCAGTTGTATTGATCTATTCATTTAATATTCAACGATCAAATGTGCTCAATAGCTATCCATCACAGAATGGAAGAGGTGGAACCAAAAAATGGATTCAACTAAAAGTTTTTAAAGACAAGATTGAACAGACGATATCAGATGAAAAGATCGAATTTGATAACAATATGAATGGTGGTTTAATGCCATTCAAAATGCCAGGATCAACTGAAACGCTAGTAAACACTCTAGGTTATATTCCAGCAGTAGAAGTATTCAATCATATGGATTGTACTGGTGAATCTACTGGTAATGGAGAATTTGACTGGTTGGCAAATCAAATTCTTTATCATGATGAACTTGTAAGAAATATTCGTAAGAACTTAAAGTTCTTTGGTAATCCCACATTGGTATCTAGTCGTCCCAAGCATGACATCGTAGAAAGTGGGGATGAAAGTACCTTCCGCCCTACCATTAGTTCTCAAGCAGGATTTGCACCAATAGCAGGATTAGGTGGAAGCACTAGAACAAGTCAGCCATTTGGTACTAGTGGTATTGATGGACAGATCAAAGTACCAAGAGTTATTGCTAATTTAGAGCCGACTGATCGTGTTCAGTATATGACACCTGACTCAGTATCAGGTGATCAAAATTTATACGTGAAGCAGTACCGATCTGAAATACGCCTAGCCCTCGGAGGAGTTGATGATATTGACATTACTACAGCACAAACTGCTTATGAGATTAAAACACTTTATGGACGTGTAGCTGCAACAGCAGAGAAGAAAGCAAGAGCATTATTTACCTACGGGTTATGTCGTCTATTCTCAATGATGATCTATACAGAGGAAGAATTATTTAAAAAGTCATTTGCAGCAGCAGAAGGATTAACTGAACCTCCAATTCCACTACAAGAAGACTTTCAAGATGTAAATGAATTTGAAATTGCAAGTGCAGATTATCAAGAAGCAATCGCTATATTTACCAAAACTAGGGACGAATTAATGCGTGTTAAACTAGATTCAGGAGAAATCCCTGCTGGAGTCACAGGATTAATCCCCGATGGCAGCTCAAGTGTTGACTGGCGTTGGATGGGAGAAGTATTTGAAGAAAGTACAGACGATATTCTAAACAACAGTATTGTCGTTCGAAATCTTCAAGAATTAGGTGTTGATTCAATTGAAGCACTTAAATATTTATTCCCAGCAAAAACCGATGAAGAAAGAGCCGCCATGTTAAGTGGTTATCCTTTCAGAATGGTTCAGCAGACTCAACAAAGTATTAACAGTTTTATTGGATTACTTGGTAATCTATATCAATTGCCACATCCACAGATGCCAGATAAACCATTGGCAGCTGACCCGAATCTTGATCTAACAGGGTTCCTTTATCGATCTTTAGAATTCTTACGTAAGGAGTTAAGTTACAGTGGAAGTTACAAACCAGACAGCGCCGGTCCAACCCCAACAGAGCTCAGCGCCGCAGACCAGTTACGCGCCGCAAGGGGTACCCCAGTACGCGACGAACCAGAGCTCAGCATCCCAGGCATCAATGGCACAGCCGGTGATTCCTCAAATGCCGACTTACCAGGCACCGGCCCAGGCAGCGCAGGCTTCGGCTCCGGCGGGGAATCCATGGCAGCAGGCGTTCCAGGCACTCAGCGCAAGTTTGAATACAAGCAGCCCCTCCCAGGCCCAGGTTTCACCCTCCGCATACCAGACAACTCCAACACCGCAGGCCCAAACGCAACCCAATTGGGCTTCAACGGTTCCTTCGGCAGCCCCGACTTACAGTCCCCAAGTTTCAACCCAGGGTTACTCGGAATCGGAAGTGAGCCAGCTGGTTCAGCAGGCAGCTCAACAAGGAGCAGCACAGGCGAGCGACGGGTACCTAAACGGAGTAAGCGACGCAAGTCTTGAAGTTCTTGAGCACTTCGGTGCTGAAGCACCTGCCCTTCTCAATACATATGCTTGTGCCGTAGAAGATGCACTAATTGAGCAAGTCCAGCGTGGTAATTCCATGACTCATATGCTTGAAGCAGCATCAGAAGAGCGTGGTGCGATGAACATCATGTTGACCAATCCTGACGTTCTTGCTGATTACGTTAATGAGTTCTTTGGTCCTACAGGTCCATACCCAACAGAGACTGCTGAAGAGACACAAGTCCGTCAGCAACATGAAGCCCGTGCTCAATTCGAAGCTGAAATCGAAGCCCAAGAGCAAGGTCGTGTTCCTCAGCAATTCCAACGTCCACAGATGGAAATGCCTACACCAGGTCGTCAGGCAAGCGCTGTAAATGATTTCTGGGGCAGCTTTAGTGAAATGATGGATTCATCTCCTGAAAACGCTTGGAAGTATCTCTCCCAAGCTCCTCAGGGTGCATTGCAGGCTAAGGCTTTAGTTCAAGACCTCTGATAAATAATGTAGGGGGATTCATTAACGAATCCCCTACAATATAAATAACGCTTGAGTGTTAAAGATGAAATCAAACTTAGGAATGAATCCTTTTGCAGAAGAAGCCCTGCATCTAGCAGCAATGGGACAAGGTAATGCTGGAATGTCACGTACAGCAGCAGCGGTTGGCCCTAATCTAGCGGTTGGTGGTCCATTGTCTCAACCCTTAGTTAATGCTCAGGGATATTCAAATGATGTTAAAAGGCAACAGAATATTCAACAAAATGTAAGTACAGCCATTCCTCAATCGCAGGCACAGGCTCTTGGACAATTAAAAATAGCTGAATCCGCATCATCCCAGGCTGATTATAAAGCTCAAACAGGTTTACTGGAAAAGATTTCACTAATGATGTATGCCAATGATGCTGGCAATGCAACATTTCAGTTAGGTATTCCAGAGGTTGCACAGCAAGTGAAGCAACATTTAGCTGAGCAAAAACTTATGGCATACGGAATCAATCCACAGGTTCCATATACGTCAAACAATTTTGCTGCTTGATACAATTAAGTGAGGTAACTTGATAATCTAAAGTGGCATTACGTAAGGCTGGATGTGCGTGCAGCCAAGATGAAAATCCTGAAGTTTATCAAGCTATTTGGAAGCATCTGCGTTCTGATGGCATTCCTGATCAAGCTGCCAATCAAATGACAGCAGAGATGTTGACGCATGGTGATGATTTCGAAAGCAGTGTCGAAAAATATCAACAGTACGAAGAGTTATATAAATCGAAAGGGTTTAACGAACATGCTGCACAAGCGATGGCCGTTGAAGCATTAGAAGGTAGAGAAGAACCCCCTTCGCAATCAACTAGATACGCAAGAGTATTCATGTAAGTCAACATTAGTTCAATTAATTGATTGACAAAGTATTATCTAACCATTTATGATTAAGTAATAAAAGTTGCTATTGATATGCAAAAAAATAAAGTTTCAGGTGATTCAGTAAGGTCATATTTACGTGATATCGGAAGAATCCCTCTGCTTGAACATGATGAGGAAATTCTATTAGGCCGAAAAGTTCAACGCCTAATGGAAATTAAAGCAGTAGAGGTATTACTGAATAATCCATCAAGTGAAGAGTTAGCTCAATCACTTGATATCTCACTAAAGGAACTTAAACGTGAACTTCGAGCAGGTGAAAAAGCGAAAGATCAGATGGTTACGGCTAACCTTCGTCTCGTGGTTTCAGTTGCCAAAAAATATACCAAACGAAACATGGAACTACTGGATATCATCCAAGAAGGCACCATTGGCTTGGTCCGTGGTGTGGAAAAGTTTGACCCTGGTCGTGGTTACAAGTTTTCTACTTACGCCTACTGGTGGATCCGTCAAGGGATCACTCGCGCGATCGCTGAAAAGTCGAGGGCGATCCGCTTACCAATCCATGTTACTGAGAACCTCAACAAACTTAAGAAAGCCCAGCGTGAATTAAGTCAAATCAACGGTGAAATCCCAAATGTATTTCAGTTAGCAGAACATCTATCTTTTACGATTGATGAGATTAAGGATTTAATGTGCAAAGCACGTCAACCAACATCTTTAGAAATTAAAATAGGTGAGAACAGAGATACTGCTTTAATCGATCTGCTTGAGGATGAGGACCAATTACCAGACAGACTTCTTGAACAACAATTCATCAAAGAAGATATTAGAGAGTTAATTAATGACCTTCCAGAAATGCAAGCAGCAGTAGTAAGTATGAGATATGGGATTGGCAATGAAATGCTTGAGCCAATGTCAATGACAGCTATTGGTCAAGTATTGAACATGAGTAGAGATCGTGTGCGAACGTTAGAGAATAAAGCTCTTAAAACACTTCGCTCTCAATCCAGTTCAATTAACGAATATTTGTAAATTACAATAGTTATATAACTTGTTAATTGCGATATGAATGATAGTGTTAAGGACATATCACAACAGATCCTTGATAGGCACATAATCTATGGTGGAAGTGATAACACAAACCCTAGATATGCATCGGCAAATAAGTCGTTAAATTATGGAGGCGGCAGCTCAATAACTAAGCCAGAGCAAGATAAAGTATCGATCATTCCTTTCACTCTAAATTACAATGACACCGTAGGCTTGTTTGGGTCTGAAAATCATTTTGTAAAAGTCACTGTAAATATTGATCCTAATAATTCAAATAAATGCTTTGAAGAGATTGATTGGGAATGCAGTGTTATTACTGATGCTGATTTAACTACGGTCAACAGTTATGCCCCAGTAATAATTGATACAACAGCTGATTTAAGTGTAGTCAATACATATGAACCAGCGCAGTTGATTCAGAATAATCTTGGCAATCTGTTTGATGCTTTTATTAGCGTAGATCTATCCAACTTGAAGACCAATAATAAATTCATTGATAATTGGTTTGACGTTAGACTTTACAACAAAAATAGACAAGAACATCCTTACGATAAAATGTATGTCAGATTGACTGACTACTTTTATATAGGATTTCATGCACGTAATACAAGACGATTGCCCTATAACGTACAGTGTACTATCGGGCAAGAATATATTTCAGGGCTAGATGAACAAACAAGGAGATATGAAAATATCTAGACAGGTGAGACCTTCAACGAAGAAGTAATACGTCCATCAGTAACATCTTTATCTGTTGATGAAATTACACACATAATTGAACTGACTGTAGTTTTGGTCCAATCAATGTCTACAGTACTTCCAGTATTATCACCATTAATAGAACCTGCTTTGTTGACAGACCAGACATAGCTGAGATTACCAGCATCACCACTAATTGATACAGTATATGTTTCAGTTTCACCCTTATCTGGTGATTTATTTCCAGTAATAGTTGCCGTACCAATTGTTGTAGGAGTTACAAGAGCTGGACGAATAGCAGCATTGGCAGGAGTAACGACCATAGTTTTTCCACCGCTAATAGCTGGGAAAACATAATGCTCAATCAATTGAAAATCTGCTGTGAATAAAGCAGCCCTACGAATATTACTCATTCCATAAAACATAAAGTTAAAAGATCCATCGTGATCTACACGAACATTAGTCCCTCTAGATGCACCTAAAGCAAGCTTGACAGTACCTGCTTCAGTAGTCACATTGAATACTGTGAATTCCGAATAACAAGTATTCGAACCATTTCCACGCCACCATTCTTTTAATTGATGTGTAACTCCACCACGCTTTGAACGAGTTAAAGCCATTTCACTACCAATATGCTTTTTTACTGTTGATTCACCAGAAAGCACAAGACTATCAGACATGTAATTAATTATCGCTTTCTTCTATTTTAGTCCATTTAAGATTATCAACTTTATTGTTAGTTTTAACTCCATCAAGGTGCTGAATTCGGCTGCAACCCTTTAATTTTCCTGGATTAGCAAGGGGTGTATCAAGAAACGCAAGAGCAACTAATTTATGAACAGTAGTAGTAATAGTTTGTTTTCTACCGATGCGTTGCGTAAGGTTTACTTGTGCATAGCCATTTTTATTCACACGTTGCTTTAATAACCGCTCAATAACACCTTTGGTGCTTTTAACTTGACCGGCATCATTTATATAGTATTCAATACAGCATTCAAACCCTGCAAGAGTATGAATAGGCTTCCATATATCATCATTAATAAAATCCATACCATAAGATATTAGGGTACATATGCATAAGTATAACATTTAATATTAACATCGATATATGTGACTAAGTCGAAGTCACTTATAAACCTTTTAGCTTACGGAGTTACGATCCAATGTGGATTGATAATGATTTTCCGAAGCTTCTTGGTGCTGAACTTTACCGTCCTCATCCTGCCTACATCATTGAGATGGCAGTTGAGCCAGTGGTAGTACACGATTTCTCTAAGCAGCCTGGTCAGACAGTGCAGCTGGATCGTTACCGCTTCTGGGGTAAGCCAGGTACTAAGGAGTCCCGTGAGCGGACTGCTGATCAAACTCTTGGATCCGCCTCCGCACGCAACATCGTCAAGGACAAGGTGCTCGTTACTCTGCGTGAGTACACCGGCCCCGCTGATTCCCGTGACGCATCTCAGCCTTCCACCTTCAAGGTGGCTCGTGAAACCCTGATCACTGCTCAGCGTCTGCTGCTTGATACAGGCAACCTTAATGTTTTCCACCAATCCATCGGTAGCCTTACGCTGCTTGATGACTATCGCCGCTGGCGCGATCGTGTGTTTGCCAACGAACTTCTGAAAGCAGAAGCAGCTGGTCAAGCAACTTCTGATCAAGGTGGTTATTACTTACCTGGCGACAAAGCCAAAGGCGGATCTGGTGGCACCCTTGGTGTTACTTACGCTACTGGTGAATCCGGTAAGTTCGATGTCAAAACTGACCTTCTCGAAGTAGTTAAGGACATGCGTAAGCGCAACGTTCCTACCTTCGCTGATGGTTACTACCGTTGCATCGTGGATCCAACCGCAATGATGCATTTGCGTCAGAACTCTGACTTCCGCGAGATCGCTCGCTATCCGGGTACTGGGATGGTTAATCCTATGAACCCTGCGGAAGCTCCTAACGCCAACTTCTATCAAGGCATGGGTCCCGCTTACGGTCAAGCTGGCTTTGTTGCTGGTCAACCCGTGATGCCGACTGGCTTCCTGTTTGAGGGTGTCCGTTGGTTCGAGTCCACCAACCTGCCTGAAACTTCCTACAACTTGATCATTGCCGACCAAGCTGCTGGTGCTGCTGATTACGGTGCAGCTCAGTTAGTGTTCTTCGGCCCACAAGCTGTTGGTGTTGGTATTGGTGGTAACAATGCTCAAATCTTGCTGAATAACAACGACGACTTCAGCCGTTTCATCATCATGATTTGGAGCTTGTTCGCCGGTTTTGAAACCCTTAATAGGGATTTCATCACGGTTGGTTACTCCTTCGTATATTGAGGTAACTAATCATGAGTACTATTTTTCCCGGTAACTACGTAGCCCACCTGAACGCATATCGCGAACAGGGTGTTGTGGCTCTTCCTGGTGTTGAGTTCTACCGCATCGTCGGTGCTTTAGTTCTTAACCCAGACAATGACAGTAATCTGTCAGGTGGTTCTTTATCCGCCGCTACTTACAATCTGAAGGTGCTGTCTCCTGACATGCGCCAAGATGACAAGCCACGTCTGGATAAAGCATTTGAGATCCCTGCAAATTCTGTTGTATATCGCACATCTATTTCAGCACCTGGTGTCAAAGCCAATGCTGCATCAGATACCATCAAAATTGTTGCCCTTGGTGCAAACGCACCTGGTAACACTGGAAGTGAGATCACCCTGACTGCAGGTGCAGATAAGTTCTACCCTGCTAATGGTTCAACATCACCAATGCTCAGTCTGCTGAATGGAACTCCCATCAGTACTTCTGCAGCTACTGCTGTTCAAGTGATTACTTCTGCCGCTAATATCGCAGAACAGAATCCTTCTGTTGGTGCTGATCGTTTGTCACCTTCTGCCATCTTGGTTGAAGTTTGCTACTATCGCCCCGCAGCAGCTCCTGACATTGAGGACGCACATGTTCCTTATGCAACAGAAGCTGGTCAAGGCACCTGATATTAAATTATCAGTAACTAAAGCGTCTCTAACGGGACGCTTTTTTTGTGCCTATAATGAAAGAAGTGTACCCTAAAAATATGGCTGATCACAAATTATACCAGGATTCTAAAACAGGTAAACTTGTAGAGTTCGTTAGCAAACATGATAAAGAATTTGCAATGGTAAAAGATGCTGCTGGTCTAGTAACCTTTATGACACTGGAACAGCTAGTACCTTATGACAAAGATAAAGGACGTATGGCAAAGATTGTTGCTCCCGAATTAGAAGTGATAGAAGAAGAAATCCCTTCTGCTGTTGTACCAATTGAAGATACACGGTTGAACTTGAATTCAGCACCTGCAGAACAGATTGCCAAACGTCTACCTGGAGTAGGATTTGCCACAGCTAAAAAGATTGTTGAATTACGAATGTCGCTAAGTGGCGAGCGTTTCGCAAACCTCAAGCAACTAGAAAATATTCCACGAGTTAATTGGGATCAACTTATTGAAGAAGACTTAATCTTTATTAGTTAAACTAGGAAGAGTAACGATAATAAATTGCAATGGCTCCAAGCATCGAAGATATTCTGTTAGCTAGGGCGCAGCAAAAGGAGGAAGAACAACTTTCCCCAGAAACTGCTGCAATTATTGGAGCTGGCTTAGGTGGTTCATTAGGAATCACAGGCGGTCATGTATTACATAAAGGTGGTAAATTAATAAACAAAATTAAAGATGGACTTGCAGCAGGGCAAGGATTAACACGTAGTCCAGGTCAGATATTACGTACTGCAGTGAAGCCGGGTCCAAGGTTTGCTGGAGGCTTGGTAGGTGCAATCCTTGGTGGAGCATTAGGCCCAGGCACAAGAGATCTAATGATTCAGGAATCACCAGAAGCTCAAATGCTGGCAAAAATTCAAATGGGTCAGGAATTAGATGATGCAGAAACTCAGGAATTAGAAAGACTTTTAACTACTGCTTACACCAACACCATAGGTTAAAAGAATGGAACTTGATGAAAATCTAAAATCAAAAGTACGTTATCACTTGGGGTTTAATGCAGGTGCTCAAATCCCTGCTGGTGATCGATCACGAGTAGAGGAAGCAATGGCGTTAGTGCCTGATGAGCTTTGGTACAACGAGATTGTTTATCACGTTAAACGCTGTGACATTGCATGGAAAGCAAGTGCTGCAATACCCGATGATTACTTTGAGCCTGGAGGCAACAGAATTCTTAACCCGTCAAGACAGGAACTAATTAGTGGTGACGTTGAACGGACAATCAGCACATCGGATCCGCTCAAAGGTGATGAGTATTTTAGGGAAATCTACCTTAGAGAATGCGATCGTTTGGCAGAGACATTATATGTACCAAACTACAGACGACCCGAAGTGCGACGGTATGCATTTGAAAGAGCTGGTGCAGAATTTATATTAGCTGTACCAGGTCCAGCAGACACGGCTGTCGGAAGTAGAATGTTCCTTAATACTAATTGGCGTTAAGTGTAGAATAGTTGTAGAGAATTTAATAAGTCATTATGAGACCAGTAAGTGGTGGAACTCAAAAACTCACCATGGATAGCCAAGAAAGAGATTATCAACAACGTAAGCGGCAAGCAATTGCTCAAGGTGATGGTAATCCTTCTGTATTTGGTATCCAGGGAGGATATGGTGATGCAGTAAAACAAAGCCGTAATCAGCAATACGGTAATGTGAATAACATGCCACAGGACTATGAGTCTGATAGTAACTTCTCTCAAGGGTCAGAAGTAGCTAATAATCCAGCCAGTCAAGAGAGGAATCAAACAGGTTCTATTGAATCAGGCACCTCTCAGACAGATACTCCACAGGAGAATCCTGAAGATATGGCAACTGATGCTCTAGAAAGGAGATTAGCTTTATATCGAGAAGCAGGTAATGCTGCAGCTGGGAACAACAATCGTGCACAAACAATGAGGATGAGCTAATGATTAAAGGAGGAAATCACGGACTAATGGGACCAAACTTTGAACTAGGGAAAATTGTTAAATCAACAGCTATGATCCCAGGTGCTCCCGGTGGTATGGGAGGAGATTCAAACAATCCTTATCCAGTACAGCAAGCAACAAGTGCACCTGTTAATCCAACAAGTCTTTACGGAGACTTAAGCTTAAACAACCTTACTCAGGTTGGAACGGGAATTTTAGATCCAGAAGGAATCCCCCGCTCGCCGCTCCAACAAAATCAACCACCAGGTATAGGGAATAATGCTGGTGCTCAATATGGACTTCAGCCACAAAACATTAGTGGTGACATCCCAGCAGCGATGGAAAGTGGCCGATTAGCTCAAATACCTTCCTTTAAAGGAATGCCTGTAGGACCCATGGGGATGACAGGACAACCAGCAGTTCCAGGATCATTACCTCCCAATATGCCAGGGACAACAGGTGGGCAAATGATGGCAAATCTAAATATAACACCTGGAACTGATCTATTAAAAACTGGACAAAGAAAAAAACCAAACAAAGGTAAGGCATAATGGCTTCAACTTCTACAAATAAACAACCTTTACTAGTTGACCAGGTTCTACATTATGTAGTTCAGCTGGATAGCTCAATCAACAATGGATTAGATATTGTTGGTACAAACACTGCTTTGTTATTAGTAGATGCTGTATCAACCGATGGTGCAATCATTGAAGATATTTATGCTATTGCTAGAAGCACAACAGCCTATAAGATTAATCTCTATATTAGTTCTGCAAGAGACTACTTACGTCCATCTGAAGCTAATTATATTGGCACCTTAACTTCTGCAACAACGATTGGAAACGTTGTTCGTTATGCTGACATGCCAAAGACACTAACTCCTGTACCTCAGGTAGGAAGTGACGCACAAAATCGCGCTTTGTACCTTCCCAAAGGTTACTCACTATGGGCAGCACGTGACTCTAATAGTAATGTCACAGATGGTCCACTTTTAGGATGCCAGGGCGGCTGGTTCTAATTAAGCCATGCCACGTAAGCAGAACGGTTTTGGTAATTCCAAGGCGCTCAGTTTTAAAGGAAGTGGAAGAGTAGATAAAGGAAAAGGAGTAGGTGCGCCAGGTACTTATCCAAGTAATCGACAATATGGTACGTCAGTTCATAGAACAGTCATCGAAAAATATAACTTGGATAGCGACTGGGTTAAATGGCGTAAGGGATTTGAGTACTATGTTAAAACAGCATGGTCAAAGCTGTTGACATACAACAAAAAAGAGAAAACATATTCTGATACTAAAATTGAAACAAAGCTGTATCAAGGGACAGACTATGAAATAGATGTAGAGTTTGAAGGCTATAAATTTTCAACTAAAAATGCAGACAGTAACAACCATTATGTACTCAAACGTACAACAGTTTCTCAACCAGATATTGGACAGATTTCTGCGGTTTACAATGACACAACTCAATATGTTCAGCAGAGAAAATACAGAGAAATATGGGCAAAGTTTACAGCAGGTCAAGCTGCTCGTTTATTACTCAGGATGAACGGAGAGCGATTGACAGATGGTGAAACTGAGGCAACATTAAAAAATGTACTTACCTCTGTAAATCATCCTGCTGTATTTATTGGTAAAAGTGCTAATAAATCATCAACGGTTAAAGTTACGATACCTAAGTCAAGTCTGACGTATGCCGCAGGCGTGACACCACTTAATTCATATCAATCATTGATTGATAAAATTATATACGTCAACAACTTCTATAAAGAAAAAAATATCAGTTCGATCAGCTCATTGAATTGGATAGATAGTGATTATTATTTTGAGACAGATGTAAGTGACACAACAACTTCTCAAACAATTGACATACTTGATCCAGGTACTACAGAACTAACAACTGCTCTTTATGACATTGCTGAACTTCCAAAGATAGTTTCGTCGTCAAATGGAGTATGTGAATTAAAAGGCAGATACTCTTTTCAAAAAGATGATTACCAAAGATTCTATGGCCAACAGTATTTAACAGCTGAGGTTGTACAAGCTGAGGTTTCAACAGCGTCATACACAGTGCTGCCATTCACAGTTCTTGGAGTAGAGGAAACATCTACAGATATTATATTGACGTCAATTCCATTTAAATCTGAGTTTAGAGTAACCTCTTCAATCAATAATGGGACATTGATATTTGCAGATTGGAGTTTCACTAAAAAATCAATCGACTCATATGACGGCAACTATTATCACCCTCCCGGTGCCCCTGGCCTTGCTTCATGGCAAAGGATTGATACTGATATAAATCCTTGGATGGATGAGATATTTACAGCTGGTACAGCACTAGTACCCGCAACTGTTTACGCTTGTAGTTGCCCAAATCATTCACAGGCTATTTTGCGAGCACCTCAGTCAACTCAGGACGAAGGTCTGCGTAAAATAAATAGACAACGGCAGTACCCTTTACCTACTGTAATGGGAAAATCAAACTATGAAGGTTCAGGCATTTTTAAAGCAGCTGGTTTAATAGAAAGTTGGGAATCGAACGAACATAGGATGAGTTTTAAAATGTGCAAGCATAGTATTGCATCAATGTTTATTGAACGAATAAAAATAAAAGAGCCAAGCAGTTATCCAACACTTGAAGCAAGAGAAGAATTTGAAGAAAAACTAACATCAGAAATGAATGATGTCAGTGACGAATTTAACCTTTCTTATAAACGCGGAGGCATCACGGGATTAGAAATTATCTTTGCATTAGCTCAAGGATTAAATCTGGACGACGTAGAACTTGCCTATGTTGTTTTTAACAACCACTTCTAAGACAAGTATTTAAATACTCTCCGCAATATTGTGTCTAAAATAATAGCATGATATAAATAAAAGGAAAGGCTATGTTTAATCCAGATGATTTTATAATGCCTCTTGAAAAAGAGTTAAAGCTCAAAATTATAAACACAGAGGTTGATGAATGTTCAGATTTGGATGTATTAAAAGTAAACTTAAAAAGCTGCGCAAAAAGCTTACTTCATTATCAACATCTTCTAGCAAAAATATGTGAGCGTCAATTAGAAGAAGAAATACTGCTTGCGTTTATCGATAAAGACATACATAACCATTAGCTAGAATAGTAAAGTGGTTTATTAACCATGATCAAGCTTTTTAGCTGGAGGTAGAAAATTGAAGATTCAACTAAAACGTAGTAATGTCCTAGAAGGTAGTGTTGCAAAACAACCTTCATCTGACCAAATGGAGTATGGTGAAGTAGCAATTAATTATAGTCAGACAGATCCTGCAATTTTTTTAAAAAATTCGAACAACGACATTATTAGAATCGCTGGAGCAGGTCCTAAAATTGGTGATCTGACTGGCAATGTTACAGGTAATGTAACTGGTGCTTTAACTGGCAATGCAGATACAGCTACAAAATTAGCAACTGGTAGAACAATTGCTATTTCAGGTGATGCTACATATACCTCAGCTGCATTTGATGGTTCAAGTAATGTAACTGGTGCACTAACACTAGCAAACAGTGGCGTGACTGCCAATAATTATGGAAGTAGTACAGCAATCCCAGTTGTAACAGTAGATGCAAAAGGTAGAGTTACGGCAGCAACTACAGCAGCAATTAACACATCATTTACTTTAAGTGATGGTACAAACACTCAAACTATTAATGGTGGAGACACTTTAACAGTGACAGGTGGAAGTAACCTTACTTCAGTAGTAGGAGCAAATGACACAGTAACATTAAACTTAGATAGCACATTAACTGGCTTAACAAGCATTACTTCAACAAACTTTGTTGGTAATCTTACTGGTGATGTTACTGGAAGTATTGATCTAGATTCAGATCTAGATATGAAAACATTTTCCATAATTACATCGCAAAGCAATAGGGACGTTAATTTAAATCCTCATGGATCAGGTGTAGTAGTAATCAAAGGTAATGCAACTAGAGGTTCAGGACAATTAGCTTTAAACTGTGAAAATAATAGTCACGGTGTTAAAATCAAGGGACCAGCACATTCAGCTGGAGCGACATATACATTAACTCTGCCGACTGCTCTACCGACCGTGACAGGTCAATCACTTGTTAGTGATACAAGTGGAGTTCTATCATTTAGCACTATTGATACTGGTAATCCAGGCTTTCTGGAAACACCAGCACTTCTGTCAACAAATACAACCATATCTGCAAACGTCAATGCAGGTGGAATGGGAACAATGGCTATTGCATCTGGAATAGTTTTTACAGTTCCGTCAACATCAACTTATACAGTAATCAAAGGTTAATTCAATGGCTTACGGAAAAATTAAATCAGATGTTATTATCTACGACAATAGTGGAAGTGATGTTGAAATTGCAGTTAGTGGTATTCCTTCAGCTACAGATGTAGCAGCAAAAGCACCACTTGCTAGCCCTGCATTTACTGGTATTCCCACTGCACCAACTGCAACAAGTGGGACAAATACAACGCAATTAGCAACGACAGCGTTTGTTCAATCTGCATCTGGTGGAAGTGGAAGTGTTAGTTCAGTTAATACTTGGACCGCAGGCCAACGTGCAGAAATAACAACTGTAACCGATGCTACTAGTCTCGATATTAACTTAGATGATAGTAATAATTTCCAAATTACGCTCGGTGGTAATCGTACATTAAACGCTCCTACAAACCAAGTAGCAGGGCAAAGTGGATCTATATTTATTATTCAAGATAGTACAGGTAGCAGAACATTAACCTATAACACAGCGTGGGATTTTGCAGGAGGAGCTGCGCCTGTATTAACAACAGCAGCAGGATCATGTGATCGTATTGATTACATCGTTAAGGCTTCTGGTGATATCCATGCAGTATTTACTGGTAATTATTCATGAGCTTTGTAGGAAGCAATATACTCGCTGGTGCCTCAGGACAAGGAGGTGGTGGCCACGAGATTGAACGTAGTCTTAGGTTTAACTCGGGAGACTCAGCTTCACTTTCAAAAGTTTTTGGAGTTGGCAATAGAAAAACTTGGACTTTATCCCTCTGGATTAAGCGTAGTAGTATTGGATCTAATCAGACAATTTGGGCTGCAGATGATTTAAGTACCATTAGATTTAGTGGTGGAAATATGATTGAATGGCTTGTTGCTGGTAACTACGGCCTCTTAACCAGCCAAGTTTTTAGAGATACCGCTGCTTGGTATCACTTTATGTTTGTTCTTGATACCACTCAAAGTACAACAAATGATAGGATGAAAATCTATATCAATGGTAGTTTGGTTGATTCTTATGGACAACGTACTAATCCTAGTCAAAACGCTGATTTAGCTTGGAATAATTCATCAACACATTATATTGGTCGAAAGCCTAATAATAGTGTGTATGTTGACTTAATGCTAGCCGACGTACATTTCATCGATGGTCAAGCATTAGCACCAACAGATTTTGGTGAGACTGATGACAACGGTGTCTGGCAGCCAAAGGAGTTTGCTGGGACGTATGGAACAAATGGTTTCCACCTCGACTTCAAAGACAACAGTTCATCGGCTGCTCTTGGGTATGATGCTGCTGGTAGCAACAACTGGACTGTTAATAACATAAGTGCAATAGCACCTGGTCTCTCGACTGCTAATCAAGGGATGGATGTGGTTACATATACTGGCAATGGTGGAACGCAGTCAATATCATCGCTGGCTTTCCAGCCAGATTTTGTCTGGACATCCGTCAGGGACCAAACTGGTTATAACAAGTACTTAGTTGATTCTGTTCGTGGCTCTACTAAGGTTTTAATTAGCCACAAAGCTGACGCTGAGTCAACTAAGTCTACTGGTATCACTTCATTTAATTCTAATGGTTTCAGCATAGGGAGCGACGGTCAGGTCAATGAAAGCGGTCGGAGCATGGTTGCATGGTGCTGGAAGGCCGGTGGCGCAGCGTCGTCAAATACCGACGGAAGTGTGACAAGCCAAGTATCTGCAAATAGTACTTATGGGTTTAGCATCGTTTCCTATGTTGGCGATGGAGCAAACCCACCGAGCACTTTGGGGCATGGTCTCGGAGCAACGCCTAAAATGATATTTTTCAAAAATCGTACCGATGCAGACGATTGGATTGTTTATCATTCCGCCATTGGTGCTACTAAAATTCTTGAATTAAATCAAACTGCAGCGGCGTCTACAGAGTCAAATCCTTTTAATAATACTGCACCAACAAATAACGTATTTACAGTAGGAGGCGAAAGTCGAAATAACGGTCCAAATGACAATATTATCGCATATTGCTGGGCTGAAGTTGCTGGATTTTCTAAGTTTGGATCGTACACAGGTAATGGTTCTGCTGATGGTCCTGTAATTACAACAGGATTTAAGCCAAGATGGATAATGGTGAAAAGTTCAAGCAATGCCAGACACTGGGATATTATGGATTCCGCTAGGAGCCCTACTAACCCTCAAGATAAAACGCTACGTGCTGATTCTAATAATGCAGAGTTTTCGGATACATCCTCTGGATACGGAATTGTTTGGGAGGTTACAGATAACGGTTTTAAGATTCTTAGAGGTGGTTCTAATCACGATATAAATACAACTGGCGAGACCTACATCTACGCAGCATTTGCGGCTAAGCCTGATGAGTCTGGCATTGATTCATTAGTTGACTCACCATCACAAACTGCAACTCCTACAGACACTGGAGCGGGCGGCGAAGTCGTGGGCAATTATGCGACTCTCAACCCATTAAATATTCACTCTGGTTCTGATACGTTTTCAAATGGAAATTTAGAGAATACTGTTTCATCGGGTGCCGGAATTAATGAGTCAACTATCGCAATGTCGTCTGGCAAATATTATTTTGAAGTTGTTTTTTCTGGCGGGCAAGGCACTGGTCAGTTTGCAGGTATTCGTAAACCCGGAAGTCGAAACTACAATGATTCATACCTATACGTTGGCACTGGAAATAAATACATTAATGCTGCCAGCGGCGCAAACTACGGAGCAACTCTTTCTAATGGTGATGTAATCGGTACTGCTTTTGATGCAACAAATGGAACGCTAACTTTTTATAAAAACGGAGTAAGTCAAGGAACAGCTTATACCGGAATTACTGGAACCTATGCTTTTGTTGTTGGTTCGTTTAGTACTGCACCTACATATATTGTCAACTTCGGCCAACGTGCTTTCGCGTATACCGCACCAAGCGGCTACAAGGCTTTAAACACCGCAAACTTACCTGAGCCAACAATTGCGGATGGCAGTCAGTATTTTGATACGAAGTTATACACCGGCAATGGCTCTACGCAAACAATTAGCGGAATTGGTTTTAGCCCTGATCTTGCATGGCTAAAGTCAAGATCTGAAACTGGCCGTAGTCATTCTCTTTACGACACTGTTCGCGGAACAACAAAAGTTCTTAAGTCTGACAGCACCGACGCCGAGTCGACGATGTCAGGACTTACAGCATTTAACTCTGACGGGTTTGCTCTAGGATCTCACGTCAACTCCAACAACAATAATGTCACTTACGTTGGCTGGGCGTGGGACGCCGGATCTTCCACGGTATCTAACACTGACGGCAGCATTGCTTCAAGCGTAAGAGCCAACCCAAGTGCTGGGTTCTCGATTGTGTCCTACTCAGGAAACTCAACATCTGGAGCAACCGTCGGCCATTCACTCAACAGCAAACCGGAGCTAATTATTATCAAGGCGACCAACACCGCACAAGGTTGGGCTACATACCACGGATCAGTGGGAGCTAATAAGTATTTACAGTTAAATGCAACTGGAGCTGCAGCTTCATATAGTGGTTTCATGAATGGTACAGAGCCGACAACCTCTGTATTTAGCCTGGGTAACGACAATTTTGTCAATACTGGTTCTAATTACATCGCCTACTGCTTCGCACCTGTCGCGGGCTACAGCGCAATGGGTAGTTACACCGGCAATGGATCCACTGATGGTCCGTTTGTGTTCACCGGAATGCGTCCGGCCTTTATCTTGGTCAAGTCTTCTACAAATGCTGAGCATTGGGTAATTTGGGATACAAGTCGCAGCACTTTTAACCACGCCGATGATATTCTCCGACCCAACGACAGTGCTGCTGAGCTTTCTAATTACTCAGATGGAGAAGTTGACATTTTGTCTAATGGATTCAAACTTCGCGGAAATTGGGGAGCTACAAACGGCAGCGGACAAGCGTATATTTATCTCGCATTTGCCTCTCACCCCTTTAGAACTGCACGCGCACGCTAACTAATTAATTAAATTTAAAACGCTAAAATAGTAACATCAGAGAAATTGTCATGCTTATCTTAGACGGACGTCCACTATCTTACGATCGTGCATTCACACATGCAGGTATTCAGTATCCAGCCAATTGGCTTAGGTTATCTTCATTTGAAGAAAAGACAGCTATTGGAATTTCAGAAGTCCCAGGACCTACACCTTTTGACCAACGCTTCTACTGGGGACCAGATCTTCCTAAAGATCACGAAGGTTTAGTTACTCTTTGGATTGATAACACCAATCAAACAGCATATACATTGCTTGCTCCTAGCGATTGGTATGTCATTCGTAAGCAAGAAACAGACGTAGCAGTCCCTCAAGATATCCTTGATCGTCGCGGTGAGATTCGTACTTACTGTGACACCAAGCGTGAAGCTATAAATGCAACAACAACTACTGATGAACTAGCTGTATATATTACATCTGCTGCTTATTCAGAGTGGGAGCCGCCCGCACCTACACCTGAACCAACACCAGAAGAAATCGTTGAAACTCCTGAAGTTGAGGATAGAGTGATCTTGAGTGGTGGAGTTACATCAGATGTTCTTATTGATTCATCATCCAGTGATACTCTTATTTCCTTTGACTAATCACCAGGATACGGTAGACCTAGTACTTCAAAAGCTTTCTTAGAATAC